GCGATGTGGGCAAGAATGCCCGTTACTGCTCTAGTGGCTGACACCCCTTTCGAGGAGTGGCCTGAGCCTATGCCAGTGTATGCGGCACAGCCTTGGGACTGTTCCTCAAGAGAGCATAGCGTGTATGTGCTGGACAGGGCGACTCCCTGCCCTTGGATGGCGAAGATAGACGATCAACTCTTCCCAGCTAAGTACATGTTCACAGTAGATTACACAGACAGCGAAATTGCGGATGACCCCGCCCAGCACAAGCAAAGTCATGTGATGGAACTACTGGATGCTGGTCCGTGGACAGGCAACATAGTGGCGCTTCCCAACAATCGGGTAAGGGTCACGCACCCAGCTTGGTTTGAAACCGGCAGTGGGGCACCAGACTTTAGGCCATCTCAGCACATTCATTACTCTAAGTCCGACTTGGACTACACGCTGGATGCGAATCGAGTATTCAACAACATATATGCAGGTGACGAATGAACAAAATGTCTAAGATGTACGCGAAAGGCGGCAAGCTAGCGATGGTTAAGAAGGGCGATCAAATGGTTCCCTTCTATGCGGCTGACGGTGAAGGCAAGATGAAGGCCGGCGGAATGACTCCAAAGACAAAAGGCTACTTCAAAGGCGGCAAAACCAAGGGTTATTCAAAGGGCGGCAAGACGAGCATGCAGACTCGGGGTTGTGGCGCGGCAACTAAAGGCACAATGCACTCTAAGAAGATGGGCTAAATGGCAATTGACAAGGCGTCTATGCCGCTTGGAGGTCCGATGTCGGACCCCGAACTTGAGATTGTGATTGAAAACCCAGAGTCGGTCAGCGTTATGGACGAAGACGGAGGGGTGACGATTGACTTTGGCTCGTCTCTGCCTGCGATGATAGCCAACCACGACTCCAATCTCGTAGATTACTTGTCTGATGCAGAGCTAGACTCCCTGTCCTCTGAGCTTGTTGGTGCTTTTGAAGCTGATCGCAACAGCCGAGCAGACTGGGAAGACTCTTACATTCGCGGGCTTGACCTGCTGGGATTGAAGTTTGAGGATCGGTCTACCCCGTGGGAGGGTGCATGTGGTGTTTTTCACCCTATGCTTTCCGAGGCGGTCATTCGGTTTCAAGCGCAAACCATTCAAGAGGTTTACCCTGCTAGCGGTCCCGTTAAGACCAGCATAGTGGGTAAGCTGGACGACGAAAAAAGCAAGCAGGCTCATCGTGTACAGAATTATCTGAACTACCTTATTACTCAGCGCATGACGGAGTACAGGACTGAGACGGAGAAGCTGTTATTTTCTCTGCCTATCGCTGGCTCGGCATTTCGTAAAGTGTATTACGACCCCACAATGGGACGCCCATGCGCGATGTTCGTTCCCGCAGAAGACTTTGTTGTTAGCTACGGGGCGTCTGACCTTACCACCTGTGAGCGCGCTACCCATGTAATGAAGCGCACAGCAAATGAAATTCGCAAATTGCAGTTTGCTGGATTTTATATCGACGTTGACCTTCCCTCGCCTACTCCCGACTTGTCAGAGATACAGGCCAAGTACAACAGACTGACGGGCGACTCAGAAAACTACGAGTACGATACTCGGCATACTCTGCTGGAGATGCAGGTAGACATTGACCTACCGGGTTTTGAGGACATGGACGGCGGCGAGCCAACAGGTATTGCCCTGCCTTACGTTGTTACGATTGACAAGTCATCTAGAACGATCTTATCAGTTCGGCGTAACTGGTATGAAGATGACCCCAACAAACTACGACGTGAACATTACGTCCACTATCAGTACCTTCCGGGCCTTGGCTTTTATGGGTTTGGATTAGTGCACATGATTGGCGGGCTTTCTAAGTCGGCCACGTCCATTCTAAGACAGCTTGTAGATGCTGGCACCTTGTCCAACTTACCCGGCGGTCTCAAGTCTCGCGGGCTGAGAATTAAGGGCGATGACACTCCGATTATGCCGGGAGAGTTTAGGGACGTTGATGTTCCAAGCGGTGCTATACGAGACAACATAACCTTCCTGCCCTACAAAGAGCCAAGCAATGTGCTGTACCAGTTGCTGGGTGATATTGTGCAGGAGGGACGACGGTTTGCTTCTGCCGCAGACGTTAAGGCGTCTGATATCAACGGAGAGGCTCCCGTAGGCACAACCCTTGCCATACTTGAGCGAGAGATGAAGGTGATGAGCGCCGTGCAAAGCCGGGTTCATCACGCGGTATCCAGAGAGCTAAAGATACTGTCCGGTCTGGTTAGAGACTATGGGCCAGAGGTTTACCCATACGATCTGGATGCCGGGCCTTTGGTGGCGTCAGACTTTGATGATCGCGTAGACATCATCCCGGTTAGCGACCCCAATGCGGGCACGATGGCCCAGAGGATTATGCAGTATCAGGCGGCATTACAGCTTGCCTCTCAAGCTCCTCAGATTTACGACGTACCGTTACTGCATCGGCAGATGTTAGAGGTGCTCGGCATTCAAGACGCAGACAAGGTTGTACCACTTGAGGACGATATCAAGCCAACAGACCCTGTTAGTGAAAACATGAATATGATTAATGGCGAGCCTGTTAAGGCGTTCATCTACCAAGACCACGAAGCGCACATCCAAGTGCACATGTCACTGATGGAGAACCCGCAGATAGCAAGCCTTATGGAGCAAAGCCCAACGGCAGGTGCGGCTCAGGCGGCAATGGCCGCTCACATCGCGGAGCACGTTGCTTTTGAGTATCGCGCCAAGATAGAGAAGGAGCTTGGCGTTCAATTGCCTCCTGCGGGCGAGTCTCTGCCAGAAGACATTGAGTTACGCATTGCTAGGCTGGTTGCTCCAGCGGCGGCTCAGGTTACTGGTAAGGCGCAACAGATGGCTCAGGCTGAGCAAAATGCCGAGATGCAGGAAGACCCTGTTATTCAGATGCAACAGCGAGAGCTACAGATCAAGGAGCAGGCGGCGCAAGCCAAGGCTCAGACAGAAATGGCCAAGATACAGGCCGATCTACAAAAGGCCCAAGGAAAGGCCGCATTCGACATGGAAAAACTCCAAACGGAAGAGCGCATCGAGGCGGCGAAGCTAGCCGCTAAGATCAAGACAGCCGAGGATGGCAATCAGTCTCGCGAAGAGATTGAAGGGTTTAAGTCTGGATTTAATCTAGTGAGAGACCTACTCGACAATGACTGAACGCGCTTCCCATAACTTGTTATCTGCACTACAAACGATGCTCCGAGACCACATGAATGAGGTAACGGACCACATCGCTGGCGGTGGTTGCAGGGACATGAATGATTACTCTCGATGTACCGGCATCATAGAAGGCTTAGCCTATGCCGAGCGAGAGCTTCTTGATCTAAACAAAAGGATGGATCAAGAATAGTTTCGTTGCGTAACGCAATGCAAGGCGACTCCGAACGCCAGTTTTCGGTGCAAGGATGTGAACATGACGGAAGAGCCAGAGAAGGCCAAACAGCTTCCAGAACCCAAAGGTTATAAATTACTTATCGCTCTGCCCGCCCCCGACGAAAAAACGGAAGGCGGCATCATCAAGGCGTATGAAACACTCAAGGTGGAAGAGGTTGGTTCCATTTGCGGTTTTGTGCTCAAGGTGGGAGCAGATGCTTACAAGGACGAAAAACGATTTCCCAATGGCCCCTATTGTCAAGAGGGTGACTGGGTATTGATGCGGTCCTATAGCGGCACTAGATTCAAGGTGCATGGTAAGGAGTTTCGACTAATCAACGATGACAGCGTAGAGGCTGTAGTTGACGACCCACGGGGGATTGAAAAAGCATGAGCGAAGATCACATGGAAGCGGAACAGGAGTCCATGACAAACGAGGAGAGATTCCTTGGTGTCAGAACCCAGATCGGCACTAAGCCGAACGAGGGTAGCTCCGACCCGAATATGGACATCGAGGTTGTTGACGACAGAGAACCCGAAGACCGCAAACCAATTGCGAAGTCAAAGGAACCTGCTGGCGACGATAACGATGACGAGCTTCAGGGCTATGGCGATAAGGTCAAGAAGCGAATTAATAAGCTCCGTTATGACCAACATCAAGAACGGCGCTTGCGTGAAGACGCAGAGCGTTTGCGGGAAGAGGCGGTTAAAGTTGCTCAGCAGTATGCAGAGCAGAATCGCAACCTCCAACGTATCCTCCATCAAGGGGAAGGCACGTTAATCAATCAGTCAGAGCAACGGGCGACAATGGCTCTTGCTCAGGCAGAGATGGCTTACCGTCAGGCGGTTGAGGAAGGGAATACTGACAATCAGATTGCGGCTCAAAAAGCCCTCAATCATGCTCAGTATGAGCTTGGTAACATTGCTCAGCGTAGCAATCAATACAAGCAACGCAGACCCT